CCCTAACAGACTTCCGCTATCTTCGTTCTATCTGGAAGAAGAACACAGAGGAAGAAGCACTGTTAGGTGTAAGCATGACAGGCATTATGGATCATTACCTACTTGGCAACACATCACCTGACTTAGAGAAGTGGTTAACGGAGTTACGTCAAACTGCTATTGATACTAACAAGGAGTGGGCATCTAAACTGGGCATTGCACAGTCTGCGGCTATCACATGCGTTAAGCCTAGCGGAACAGTGTCTCAGTTAGTGGATAGTGCCAGTGGTATACACCCAAGGTTCTCTAAGCAGTATGTACGCACCGTAAGGTCTGACAAGAAAGACCCTCTAGCACGGGTTATGCAGGACAACGGGTTTCCCTGTGAGCAGAACATCACTAGCCCAGAGGGTTTGGTGTTTAGCTTCCCTGTACGATCACCTAAAGACGCAGTAACGGTTAAAGATGTAGGTGCAATGCAACAACTAGAGTTGTGGAAGGCGTATCAGGACTTCTGGTGTGAACATAAGCCATCTATCACCGTCTACTACACAGATGACGAGTTCTTAGATGTATGTTCGTGGATTTGGAAGAACTTTGATATGTGTTCAGGCATCTCACTACTGCCTTACAGCGATCATGTGTACCCACAAGCCCCATACACTGACGCATCTGATGAAGTACTCGCTATTTTAGAGGATCAGATGCCTAAAGATGTGAACTGGGAGGGTTTGAAAGCCTATGAACAGGAAGATAACACCATCGGTAGCCAAGAACTAGCCTGTACGGGCGGGGCTTGCGAGATCGTATAACAACAGTGGCCCTTCGGGGCCGCTTTATTAATCTAGGAGATTATTTATGACTACTAAGACAGTTAAAAATCCAAAAACAACCCCAAAAAACGACCAAGACCTACTATGTCTTACCCATCTTTTCACCGCTTACTACGCTAAATCAGGTAATACGGAGGTTGCACTCCAGAATTGCGTACATACCCTTGGAATCCTAAAACAAGCGTGTAAATCCTAATGGCCCCCTAATGTAGGAACGAGTATGAAAGTATTAAATAAAGACTATAGTATTTCTAGACCCCTTGTAGAGTATCTCAAGGGTCTTTTTCCCAGTAAACTCCCTAATAACAGGGACATAACCCTAAACGATGTCTCATTTCTCCAAGGTCAGCAGTCCGTGATTGCTAAATTAGAGGAATTGTATGACCAAGAATTTGAGGAAGAATAAATTATGTGCATGAAAAGTAAGGCTCCTAAAGTAATCCCACCTGCCGCAGTTGCCGCCCCCGCAAAGGCGCATCAAGCAGAATTGGATATTAACCCAACTGACGCAGAAACCGATGCGGAAGTAAAGAACAAGAAGCGTAGAGGTAAACGAGGTCTAACAGTAGCCCGTACTACTGGTATGCAGTACAAAGGTGGTGGTGCAGGACTGAACATCCCTACAAAATCAGCTTAATAGGTGACGTATGAATGAGGCAACTTCGGTAGCTAATCGCTATCAACAACTAGAAAGCACTCGGAGTTCCTTTCTTTCCCGTGGACGAGAAGCGGCTAAGTTAACTATCCCGACACTACTGCCCCCAGACGGGCATAACGGTAGCACTGAGTACTACACTCCCTACCAAGGAGTAGGCGCACGGGGCGTTAATAACTTAGCATCTAAACTATTGCTATCACTCCTTCCACCCAACACACCATTCTTCCGCTTGATGATTGATGACTTTGATCTGGAAAAGATACAGGCAGGTGACAATCGTGGCATGGTAGAAGAAGCGTTATCTCGTATTGAACGAGCAACGATGGGAGAGATTGAGGCAGGTGCTGTTAGGGTTCCAGTTTTTGAAGCCTTAAAAAGTTTGATTGTTACAGGTAACGCACTTGTATATATGCCAAAGAAGGACGGCATGAAAGTATACCGAATGGATCGGTATGTAGTTGCTCGTGACACTATGGGCAACGTGTTAGAAATTATTATCAAAGAGAGCGTAAGCCCTTTGATGCTATCCGCACAAATGAAAGAAGAATTGGCTGACAAGATCGAGGATAATGCGAAAAGCATCGACTTGTACACCAAGGTTTGTCGCAAGGATAAGAAGTGGGAAATTTATCAAGAAGTGGCAGGAACGATAGTGCCAGAAAGTGAAGGGACTTTTCCCTTAGATAAATGCCCCTTCATTCCTTTGCGTTTTATTCGTGTCGATGGTGAAGATTACGGACGAGGTTTCGTTGAAGAATACTTCGGTGATCTTAAAAGTTTAGAAGCATTGACCAAAGCAATCGTAGAAGGTTCTGCGGCATCAGCTAAAGTTCTGTTCATGGTACGCCCGAACAGTACTACTAAGTCTAGAGTGTTAGCTGAGAGTCCAAACGGAGCGATTGTGGCAGGAGATGCAAATGATGTGTCTACACTCCAAGTACAGAAGCAAGGTGACTTTAGAGTCGCTATGGAGACAGCCCAAGTTATCACTGAGCGTCTATCGTATGCCTTCTTGCTTAACTCAGCCGCCACACGTAATGCGGAACGAGTAACAGCAGAAGAAGTACGTTACATGGCTCAAGAACTTGAATCAGCACTGGGCGGTGTCTACGCTATGCTATCTCAGGAGTTCCAACTCCCTCTCATTACCCTGCTCTTGCACCGTATGGAAGGAAGTGGTAAAATGCCTAAGATGCCAAAGGGGATGGTGAAACCCACTATCGTCACTGGTATTGAAGCACTTGGTAGAGGACAAGACCTGAATAAACTGGCGATGTTCTTACAACACATTCAACCACTAGGTCCAGAAGTTATCGGATCACAACTCAACGTAAATGACTACATTGCACGACTAGGCGCATCCCTTGGCATTGACATGGGAGGTCTGGTAAAATCTCAGGAGCAGTTAATGCAAGAAGCACAAGCGGCACAGGCTCAACAACAACAGATGATGGCGCAACAGCAGATGGGTGACATGGCTACTAAAGCTACCCCACAGATTGCACAAGCCGCTATAGATAACCCAGAGATGACGCAAGAAGTCATTGAGCAAATGCAACAATAATTAGCTGTAGGAGGCTATATGAGTACAGAAGCAACAAACACTTTTGAAGAACAAACTGAAAGCCAAGACCACATTGATACAATGTTGGCAAAAGCAGATGCCCTAGAGAATGCAGGGCAAGAGCGACCTGAATGGTTGCCAGAGAAGTTTAGCAGTGCAGAAGAGATGGCACTTTCGTACCGTGAATTAGAACGGAAACTTTCCTCTGGTGACTCCCCTAATAATCCCGACAAGGATGAGGCCCAAGAGGGGGTTGATGACCCCGCCCCCGTAAATGAAGAGGCCAGTGATGTAGAGCAGTACCTAGATGGCAAAGGTATTGACTTTGAATCACTACAGGACACTTATGCAGAGACAGGTTCTATTACAGAAACAGATTACGCAAGCCTAGAAGAGGCAGGACTCCCCAAGAGTGTTGTTGATGCTTGGATTGCGGGACAAGAAGCAGTGGCAGAACAGAATGTAAATTCTATTATGGACACTGTGGGCGGCAGAGATGCATACAATGATATGACATCTTGGGCGGCAGATAACCTATCAGAGATGGAGATCGCTTCGTTTAACAAGGCGATTGACTCTGGTGATAGAGACATACAGATCATGGCGATAGAAGGTATCCAGAACAAGTATCACGCTGTAGAAGGGCGACAACCTAACCTTATGCAAGGTCAGGCCGCACCTCAAACAGGCGGTGGTTTTGCATCAGTGGCTGAACTCACTGCGGCAATGTCCGACCCTCGATACGGTAAAGATACCGCATACCGCCAAGAAGTTGCGGCTCGTTTATCGAAAAGCAACATCTTATAGTCTCCTAACCCTTATAGCCCTCCTCGTGAGGGCTTTTTTATAACTATCGAAAAGTACGACTACTGACTAATTACCTTTTACCCTCTACGGAGGACAATTTGAGAGAACGGGAACGTGGTTAACGCTGATTAGAGAGTAACAACTTTAATTAACTTAACTATATAACCAAAGGTAAAATACAATGGCATTTCCATTAGATCAAACTGTCTCACGTTTGGGACAACAAAACGCAACAGGTGACGCACGAGCGTTATTCCTGAAACTATACGCAGGTGAAGTACTGACCGCTTTTGAAGAGAAAAACATCTTCATGGGTCTACACCGTACCCGCACAATCAGCAACGGTAAGAGCGCACAGTTCCCTTTAACTGGCAACGCAACTGCTAAGTACCACACAGCAGGTCAGCTAATTGAAGGCGATGCAATCAAGGCAGGAGAGCGCACTGTAACTGTAGACGATCTTCTGATCTCTGCACAGTTCATCTCCAATGTTGATGAAGCAATGAACCACTACGATGTACGTTCTATCTACTCTAAAGAAGCAGGTAACGCACTCGCTAACACTTGCGACAAGAACGTAGCACGAGTAATTGCTAAAGCCGCAGGTATCAACAACGCTTCTGAAGCCGCTTCTGCATTCGGTGCATCTTTCGATGATGAAGTCTACACTAACAATGTTACCATCGGTGCGGCATCAGGTGATGCTGTTGTAGGTGGTAAGATTGCAACTGCTATCTATGCGGCTCTTGAAGAGTTCGATAAGAAAGACATTACTGGCGATAAAGTATGTGTACTTCCACCTGAACAGTACTACGCTTTGTTTGGCGCAGATTCAAGTGTTAACGATCTTGCATACATGAACAAAGATGTTGGTGGTTCTGGTAGCCTATCCACAGGAGCCGCACCAACAATCGGTGGTGTTAAGATTCTGATGTCTAACCACATCCCAACCACTGACGAGTCTGGTACTGCTAACCCACCCGCAGGTACTACCAACACTGGTTCGTACAACGCTGACTACTCAGCCCTGCGTGGTCTAATCTTCACTCAAGATGCGGCCGCAACTGTTAAGTTGCTTGATCTTGGTGTTGAGTCTGAATATCAGATCGACCGTCAAGGTACTCTGATGGTTTCTAAGTACGCAATGGGACACAATGTACTACGTCCTGCTTGTGCTATTCAGTTACTGTCTGCATAACCACTCTAGGGGGGAACTTCGGTTCCCTCCTTTTTTTCATTTGGAGATATTATGACCCCCTTAACCCAACTAGAAGCTGTTAACATTATGCTATCAGCGATAGGCGAAATGCCTGTAAACTCGCTTCAGTCAGGCTTAGTTGAAGCTGAATTAGCGGAAACCATCCTTGGACAAGTAAGCAGATCAGTGCAGACGCAGGGTTGGAGTTTTAACCGTGACTCAGGCGTTATCCTTTCACACAACGGTACTACTGGTGAAGTAGCTATTCCTATTAACGCATTAAGTGCCGACAGTGTTTACGAAAACAACGGCAACAACCTCATTCAAAGAGGACAGAAGTTTTGGGACAGGACTAACTTGACGTATAACATAGGTAAGGCTGTTAAAGCTGATATAACCTACGAGTTAGATTTTACTGACCTACCTTCCATTGCAAGGTCTTACATTACAGTAAGAGCCGCAAGAATATTCCAAGACCGTGTTGTAGGTGCAGATACCCTACACGGCTTTCAAAAGACTGATGAAGATCAGGCACTCATTGCACTTAAAGATTCAGAAGCTGAGATGCAGGATCACAACATATTTAACAACTACGATGTCTTTAGAGTTATAGACAGAGGTATTAACGGAGCGTAACAATGGCTATTGAACTACTCAGCAGTTCCATCCCAAACCTGATAAACGGAGTAAGCCAACAGCCTCCTGCTTTGCGTCTACCCTCTCAGGCGCAGTCACAACTGAACGGGCTGTCTAGTGTAGTGAATGGCCTATCCAAACGTCCTAACACTCAGCTTATTAAAAAACTAGGCACTCACAACGAAATACAAAACTGCTTTATTCACACAATGCAACGGGATAACAACGAGTTTTACATTCTTGTAATCTCTACAACCAGTGTACGTGTCTTTGACCAGTATGGTGTTGAACGCACTGTAAGCGGTACAGCTAGTTATCTATCTGGATTAACAAGTCCCGCAACTGAGTTATCAGCAACAACCGTTAATGATTACACGTTTATAGTAAACAAGACTAAAACAGTTGCTGATTTACCAAACTTAACAAATACAAGAAACCCAGAAGCATTAGTGTATTTAAAGAAGGGTGACTATAACTGCAAGTACCAAATTAAAATTACAAAAGGCACTGTAAACTATCTGTCAACTGTGACTACTATGTCGAGTACTCAAAGTTCTACAGCCTTAACACAAAACGCAGAAGCAAGTATCCGAACCGATACTATAATAAACGATTTAAAGACGTTTAATGGCACTACAGGCAACCCGTCTAATATTACCATGACAGAGTATGGCAATGTTATTCACTTTGAATCTACTGACGGTACAGATTTCACAATTGAAACTGAGGACAGCGTTGGTGATACAGCTTTGTTTGCTTTTAAAGATACAACGTCTGACTTCAAGAAACTACCCCCAGTAGGTCCTACAGGTTTTAAGATTGCAGTCATTGGTGACAACACCAAAGGACAAGATGATTACTATGTAGAATTAAAAACGCCAGAAACCAACGGCAAGCAGGTATGGAAAGAAACAATTAAAGATGGCGTAAAGTTTGTACTAAACTCGTCTACTCTTCCTGTAAGATTAATAAGTAATGCTAGTGGTACGTTTTCTCTAGGCTCTATAGTTTGGGATACAAGAAAAGTAGGCGATGATGATACTAACCCATTCCCTAGCTTTGTAGGTCAAAAGATCAACGACATATTCTTTTATAAGAACCGCCTTGGAATCCTGTCAGGCGAGAATGTTATAATGAGCGAGAACGGTTCGTTCTATAACTTCTTTGTTAAGACAGTATTGACCACACTAGATAGTGCGCCTATTGACGTTGCTGTATCTAACAATCAAGTGTCTGTACTTAAACACGCAGTTCCTTTTGATTCATCACTATTATTATTCTCTGACCTTAACCAGTTTAGACTAGAGGGTGATGGAGTCCTTACCAATGAAACCTTATCTATAAACGTATCCACATCATTTGAAGCTGACCTAACAGCTAAACCAGTTAGTGCAGGTAAGAATGTTTACTTTGCAACAAGCCGTAATAGTTTTGCAGGGATAAGAGAATACTTTGTGGACTCAGACATTGACACTAATGATGCCGCAGAGATTACTGCACACGTTCCTGCATACATTAAAGGATCAGTAACAGACCTTGCGGCTTCCTCTAATGAGGATATGTTGTTAGTCAAGGGAAGTGACGAACCTCACATTGTCTACGTGTATAGTTACTACTGGCAAGGCCGTGAAAAACTACAGGCGGCTTGGTCCAAGTGGTCATTTACTGGCAATGTAAGAAACTTTTTGTTTAGTGGCTCTGATATATACTTAGTAACTGATGACTACTTTGGTGGTACTTGCTTAGAAAAGATAAGTCTAAACCAACAGCCCACAACAACTAATTCCGTAACCAACGCTACGACAGCTTTTATTCCTTTACTGGATAGATCATACAAGATGTCTGCTAGTGACTTCACTAACAATGCTTTTGTAGTCCCTTACTCACACCCTGATGCAAAGATTGTAGGCGATAACGGCTCTTACTATACAAGTGTGTCGGCTTTTAATTCTGATGTGCCTACAACTGGTGAGTACTGGTACGGTATTCCGTACAGTTTTGAGTACACATTCTCAGAGGTTATTATGAAGTTAGCTGAACAGCCTGTAACTACAGGAGGCCGTTTACAGTTACGAAACATGAGCATATCGTTCAACGATACAGCTACTTTTAAAACCTCAGTAGAATACGAAGCAAGACCTGCAAAAGAAACTACGTTTAATGCGTCTACTTTAAACAGTGTTAATTCATCTTTAAACCAAATCTCTGTCGCCAGTGGTGACTATAGGTTTGGAATCTTAGGTGAAGCATCGAATGTAAAAGTAACAATTAAAAACGATGAATACACCCCCTGTACTTTCCAATCAGCAGAGTGGGAAGGGATATTCAATACAAGAAATCGGAGAATATAATGGAACCATACTACCGCCCCACACAGCCAGAGGACCTAGAGCAACTCGCATCTTGCATGAGAGAATGTGACGTTAACGAGGTAAAAGCGTCCAGTGGTGTTACCCCCTTAGAAGCACTCCAAGTCTGCGCTACAAGCGAAGAATGCAACTCTATCGTACACGAGAACCGTATCATAGGGATGTTTGGATGTGCTGACTTAGGTAACGGGGTAGGTAGTCCTTGGTTACTAGGCTCTGATGAAATACCAGACATTAAAGAACACTTTTTACCCCAATCAAAAGAGTGGGTTGAGAGAATGCAAGAACAGTATGAGGTTCTCATTAACTACATTGACGCTCGTAACTCTTACGCTTTTAAGTGGCTCAAGTTCTTAGGATTTGTGTTCACTAAGGACGTTCCTGATTACGGTTATGAGAAGAGAACATTTATAGAATTTATGAGGACAAGATAATGTGTGAACCCGCAACCATTGCCGCTACGTTGGCGATAGTATCTGGCGTAGGTGAGTACCAAGCCGCAAGTGAAGCAACAAAACAGCACAACGCAAACGCTGATGTAAATAACAAAATTGCGGCAGATGCTAGAGATTTAAAGATACGTCTGTTAGACGATAAAACCCAAAAAGACCTGATGAACCTAGAGCAGGAAAAGTTAGATAACCAATTAGAGATGCTCCGTCAAACTAGCGAGGCTGAGGTTAAAGGAGCAGAAGCAGGTGTCGCAGGTAACAGCCTGAACACTATAACCAATGAGTTCCTGCGTAGAGGTTTAATGTCAAACACTGCTCGTGGTACTGAGCAAGATTTCCTTTATGGATCACAGGCTACACAGAGTTTAGGATATGAATCAGAAGCACTAGGCCGCTTGATGCAGAAGAAGGCTAAACCAAACGCACTGTTCCATGCAGTTAAAACAGGTGTTACTGCTATGACAGCCTACAACGCATTTGCGGCTCCCGCAGGGGCAACAGCTAATGCCCCTATTGTAGATAAAAGCACTATAGCACCAATATCATAAATACAGGATAACTAACATGGCTAAAAGATTACAAGTACAAGGTCCAAACGTAAGAGGGCAACAGATAAACGCTGATGTCCCTATCGTTGATACCTACTACCGCCCACAGAAGGGAGAGAACAAGTACGCTGAGTTATCCAACTTCCTTAGTAAGGTTGTACCTGAAGTAACCTCGTTGATGGTGAAGAAAGACGAAGAAAGAATTAAGAAGGACATCGACCTGATAGGTGAGATGGCGTACTCACAGAAAGACTTTGATGTCTATGAAGAGTTTATCAAAGAGAAAGGCATCAGGGACTCACACGCAACCTACACAGCTTTTAATGCACGTAGAGGACATGAGTTCGGTAAGCAAGCTAAGATTGCACTAGATCAGCTATACACAGACAACTGGGCAAGATGGAGCAGTCAGCCAGATACGTCAGTAATGTTATCTGAAGTTGAAAAGCATTTGCAGGATAACTTTCCGCAAGGCATGGAAGATCAAACAGGATTCCTGTCTAGCTACACTAAGGTTGTCCATAACCACAACAATCACCTGAGCCAAAACTTTACGGCACAGCACCAGACAAAGCTACGTAAGGATAACGAGAATGGCCTGATTGAGCAGATGGCAGAGATTATTTCATTTGATGGTAATCCTGATGAAGCTACCAAGCTATCAAACTTCTGGATAAATACAGGTATTGTGGAAGGAGGTGCTTATGGTGCTGAGATAGTACGTAAAGGTGTCATACTTGCAATTGAGAACGATGTCGCTAACGGTGGCAACGGTGCTGAAGCAATTATAACTAAGTGGAAGTCCCTAAAGACTTCTCAAGGAGCATTCTTACACAAGACTAAAGACGCAGATAATCAAGTAATGAAAGCGTACACAGATGCACTTGCAAGTAAAGAACGTGAAGAAAGCAGACAGCGCACAGAAGAGAATAGGTTAGAGCAAGAGCAGAAAGATATAGTCGCTAACTTAGTGTATGAAGGTCAAGAAGTTAATCCAGAAGATTATCCTAACCTAGACGCTATGACATTCGCTCAAGCAGTTAACTTAGGCAAGAATACTCAGAATCAGGAATTGGTAATAAGAGAAACTTCTCCAGATGCCTATAATGAAGCGTATGCTGTAATGCAACAGGCGACAGGTTCGTCTGAATCGGGCGTATTAAATCTAGGCTTAATAGCAGACGAGTTGAGAGAGAATAGTCAAACTCAAACAGGCCGTAGAATGATTACCGCTATCCAAACGGAAATGCAACTGGGATTGAAGGATCAGCCTTTGTTAGACTACATAGGTAAGATTAGGAATACATACAATGCCAAACTTGACCCTAGCGGTCAGCCTAATACTTACATTGCAGATGATCCACGAGAAACTGAGCAGATGCGTCAGGATATACAAAGAGCAGAGAACTGGTGGATAGCTTATAAAGCACGTATGGGCTTAGACCGTTTCCAAATCAATGACTTGAAACTCAAGCCAAATGAAATTGAAAAAAACGATGCAGATGCTTTTTCAGAAGCAGAACAGACTGGACAGTTGTCTGCCCCAAAACCCCTGTCTCTTGAAAAAGGTGACAGTCCTCTTGAAGAGGATGGCGATGAGAAAGAAGTAGAAGGTTTTACTGTAATCCTTGAAACTGGTGAGCCTAAAACGCCTAAAGTAGAAGAGCCTGAAGTAGCAGAGGAGCCTGAAGTAGTAGAAGAGCCTGAAGTAGTAGAAGAGCCTGAAGTAGTAGAGGAACCCGAAGTAGCAGAGGAGCCTGAAGTAGTAGAAGAGCCTGAAGTAGAAAAGCCTAAACTAACTAGGGAACAGAAGGCTGAAATACGTGAAGAGAGAGAAGAAGCAATTTTAAGTGGAATCTCTAATTGGTGGAACTCTGCGGTTGAACAAGACAGGTTGAAAACTTACGTCAAGAAACAAGTAGCACTTATCAAAGATCAGGGCGAACGTAAGGAAGTAAGGCAACTACTAAGCAAGATGACAATTGAGCAACAAGTAGCATACTTTGCCGCTAGTGAAATATCAGCAAATGAATCATAGGTCCAAGGACCGTCAACAATTAACTTAGGAAAGAGTATATATGTATACTTACAACATCGGCACTTATAAGCACAAAACCGATAAGAAGTTAAATGATGAAGAGTTAAACAAACTCGTTAGTCAACTTCAGTCGGATGGCATTATCAGTAAAGAAGCGCAGGAGCAGGAAGAATACTCAAGAGTAGAAAACCTCAACAATGCTTCACTTATTGATAGTTCAAGACGTTGGCTGTCCAAAACAACAGGTGAAGATTGGACAAAGCAGAGTAACGAGGAGGTTGTAGACCAGTACTACGAGACTATGCGTGACTACGAGCATAACCTAACAAGTTCACTAGGGTTAGCCGCAGGACTGCGAGGTGATAAGTACGAAGAGCAAGATCGTCAAGACTTACGCTATATGATGGAGAACTGGGACAGGACTGTTCCTTTTTATAGAGATAATGACCAGAGGTTCTGGGGTAGTGATGGCGCAGGTTTAGACTTCCTAGAAGCAATAGGAACTGACGTTACTACTTGGGCAGGTTTAGCCACAGGAGGTCTTGGTACTTTAACAGGACAAGCGGCAAAAGCGGCCGCACGGAAAGGTATCACCCAAGCCATAGGAGCCTACGCAAAGCAAGGCGCAAAGTGGGGAGCCATTGAAGGTTCTGCTATAGGCGGCTTACACAGCGTAGGTAATCAAGGCATACGAACGGAAACTGGGCAACAAGACGAGTTTGATTTCGGACAGGTTGCTAAGAACGCTGTAGGAGGCGCAGTAGTAGGTAGTGCCTTTGGAGGTATCCTTGGAGGCGTGGGCGGTGCAGTTAAAAGCGTAGGCGCAAACAAAGCAGTAAATGCACCTGCAACACCGACAGGTAGAACTCAAATTGAACCCAAGCAAGTCAAGAAGATTGTCAAAGAAGAAAAGGTAGACGATGGTTATCTTGTAACTAACCCTGATGGCACACAAGTGAAGATCACTGGCGCAGGTAAAGGCAAGTGGACCTATGGCGATTCTGACGGTAACGTCCTTGAGTGGACAGGCACAAAGTCAGCTTTAGTATCTAAACTAGATGCAGAGCAGAAAGCCAAGATCAGGAAAGAGTCTGCCGAAGCCAATAAACAAAGAAAAGAAGAGTTGGGTCCTGAAGAAGCAGAGGCCATGAAACTTGCTGAGACAGAGGCTCGTAAGAAGCTAGAAGCAGGTGAAGTGTTAGAACACGCAGAGGAGTTGGCAATAAGAAATGCTGATGACACTCGAATCCGTGACCAACGTAGAAGGGACTTTGAAGATTTCCACACTAATATTAAAACAACTGTCTACGCTAAACAGGATAAGCTAGGTTCAAGCGCAGATAAGAAAGCACAAGCAGAGAAAGAAATTGCCAAGACAATGGATAAGTTCGGCATTAATGTCGAAACATTCGATCTTGATGATGTCATTGATAAGCTAGTTAAGAACCTTAACAAAGGTAAAGACAAAGGTAGGTTAACTAACTTTGCACTGGCTGTTGAAGATGAAGCATTGAAACGTGCTATTAAACTAAACACAGACAAGTCCTCCGACTTCCTACCTGCATTTAAGCAGTGGGACAAGCTATTCACTAAGAACAGCGAGATAGGTACAGAGGCAGGTAGGACACTACAGGCACAGCGTAACCGTAGCCGTATGACGCTAAAGCAACAGTTAGAACTCATGGAAAACATAATGAGTGCTAAAGATGGTACTGAAGTACGTGCTATCCTGAAAGCAGTTGACGAGGCTCCTATCAATAAGGCTACACGTATTTCTAAGATTGTTAATGAAGTGTTCGTACATAACATCCTGACAGCAGGTAGTACAATGGCTGTTAACCTTGTGTCCTCTATGGCTCACATGAGTTACAGAAGCATTGAGAAGTCATTAGGTGGTGTAATGCGCCTCAACAGCCGACAGGCTAAAGAAGGTGCAATAGAGTTCTATAGAGGTTGGTCAAGCATTGGCTTTGCCTTCCAGAACGCTACTAAGGCACTTACAGACTCTAGGACTGTAATGAGTTCCAGAGCATTTGCAGATGCTTTAGATGATGTAGCTGATACTCACTTAGGACGAGATTACAGACTCAGTGAGGGTATGGCAGGGCTGTCTAAAGAAGGTGAAACCTTTGGAAACCACGTTGCTAACGTAGCAGGTAACTTGAACAGGCTAGTAGGCCGTAGGGTTATGTTTGCTACGGATGAACTGGTCAAGTCTATGGCCTTCAGAGGTAACATGGAGTCTGCAATCATTATGCGTCACTTAGACGATGGTTTAGACTTCACTACTGCTTTACAGAAAGCCAAAGAAGAAACTGACCTACTCGTTAAGTCACACATGGATGATGTAGCCAACGGTAGAAAGTTAAGCCGTAATCCACAGATCAGAGAAGCTATGGATGCCGCTGAACGTGCCACATTCCAAAATGACTACAAAGGCGATGTGTTCGGTAAGGTAGGTTCTGTATCTGCAACAGTCAGAGGTAAATTCCCAGTACTGACTATTGTTGCACCGTTCATTAGAACTCCCTCTAACCTCCTGTCATTTGTAGGTGAGCGTACTCCAGTATTGCAGATGGCCTCTAAAGAAATGAAAGATATGCTTAATGGTACTGCCGCCCAACGAGGACAGGCTGAAGCCGCATTGGTGTTTGGTACAGCATTCTGGGCTATGGCCGCAGGACTGGCCGCAAGTGGTAAGTTAACTGGAGCAGGTCCAGAGGATCGTGGGCGTAAGAACGTATCAATGTCTAACGATGTTATACCTTACTCTATCGTTCACGAGGATGGTAGTAGTACATCTATCAGACGTTTCGATCCCTTCAGTCGCTTTATGATGACAATGGGTATTGTACACGACACGTTCAAGTATCAGGATGAAGAGAGTCAAAAGCAACTGTATTCTCAGTTAGCTGTAGGCACAGCTAGAAGTCTTATTGCTATGCCCGCACTGACAGGTGTTAACCAACTTGTAGATATTGTATCTGATCCTAATACTAAAGGTCTGGAAACCAAAGGTGAGATATTTGCCGCTAAGACTTTAGCGTCATTCATGCCTTACTACAGACTGTTTGAGGAAATCTATGGTGGTGATTCTGAGCGTTACATTCCAGAGATCACAAAGATTGAAGATGCCATTAACGCTAGACCACACGCTCTTAGCTTCTTAACTAGAGGCTTCCACCAGAGTGCTGATTTAAAACGTGAGGCTATCTTTGGTGAACCTGTGGTTAAAGATGATATGCTTCTTAGAGTATCTGGACTTCCACATCACGAAGTAAACACTGATCCGCAAAAGAAAACAGTGGCTCGTGAAATGGATCGACTAGGTATGTCTGTATCTGCAATATCAAAGAAGTCATCTACATTAGGTAATGTTCGTTTAACTGAACACGATGTCGATGATGTGTCAAACCGAAGTGTGTACGATTTGCTACAGGAAACTGTAGGCACTACTACTATCGGAGGTAAGACTCTTGTTGAAGCACTAGAGCAAGCTATGAATACTGACCAGTACATCAACACCTTTATTGACCCTGTAAGACGTACAGGTGTTAAAGAAGTTGAGGGACAGCGTATTGAACAGTTAAAGAGTGTGATAGATGCGTACAGACAACAGGCTCGTATTAATGTGCGACAACAGCTAGGAGAAGATCATCCTATATTCGATAACGATAAATTAACCAAACAAACACTACTCAACAAAGTTTTAGAAGGAGGTAACTAATGGCTTATAGCTACGTGCAATATACAGCAAATGCCACAACACAAACATTTGCAATTACATTCCCTGTAGATACCCCTAGTGAGATTGTAGTGTTTAAAAACGGAGTACAAGTTCCGTCAGCGGATCTAAATGTAACCACATCCTCCATTTCCTTTGTAGGCTACTACCCCTCATTTGGCGATATTATTAAGATCGTCAGGGTAACAGACTTATCTAATAGGACAGTTGACTTCCAATCGGGAGCAATGATTAGAGAAGAGGACTTGGATGCTTCCGCACAGCAAGTGTTTAACGCTGTACAGGAAATTAAAGATCAAGTTGATTTAGGCTTATCCTTTAACTACGCAGGTAATCCAGATGCTAATAATAATAGAATTGTTAATGTCGCTGACCCTGTAGATAATTCAGATGTAGCTACTAAGGGATGGGTCAACACAGGCTCAACATCAAACCTAGCAGAAGCAATAACTGCTAAGAACGATGCAGAGACTGCGGCAACTAACGCTTCAACCTATTTAAGTCAGCTAACTAATCTTAACATTACCTATAATGAGTTAGACCTTTCAATCAGTAATGTAGGCTATGTAACGTATGATGTTAATACAGGCACAGCCTCTTTCTACATTCCCGCAGGTCCAATTGGTCCAACAGGCCCCGCAGGTCCGACAGGAGTTATAGGTCCTACAGGTGCTACAGGTGGGGCAGGTCCAACAGGTCCAGAAGGTCCAATGGGTCCAACTGGTCCTACAGGAGCAACAGGTCCTCAAGGTGACGATGGAGCAACTGGTCCTCAAGGTCCTACTGGTCCGCAAGGTCCGATAGGTGCAACAGGTCCTACTGGTGCAGATGGTCCACAAGGCAACCAAGGTCCAACTGGTTTACAAGGTCCAACAGGCGTACAAGGCTTAACAGGACTCACTGGTCCTACTGGTCCTCAAGGGCCAACTGGTGACACAGGATCACAAGGTCCAACGGGCAACCAAGGACCTCAAGGAGTGCAAGGTAACATGGGCGCAACTCCACTAGGATTAGCTTTTGGTAGAATGCAGATTACCAGTGCAGGAATACTACAGATGGAATACTACGGTGATGCTGATGACAATGACTTTAGCATCAACTCTTCTGGCATATTAACAGTAACAACGGTATAAAAATTATGGGAACAATTAATATAGGTAAAGTACGTCAATCCTTTGAAGGTACGTACAGCGCAAGCACCGCTTACGAAGTGCTAGATACGGTACTTCACAGCGGTGAAAGTTACGTGTGCATCCAAGATACAACAGCAGGGACTGCTCCAACCAATACTACTCACTGGCAGAAGATAGCCTCAAAAGGCGCAGACGGTGCTGATGGTGCTGATGGCGCAGATGGCGCAACAGGTGCTACAGGACCACAAGGTAACGCAGGTCCTCAAGGTGTCAAAGGCGATGATGGCGACACTGGCCCTGCGGGTGCTACAGGAGCAACAGGTCCTCAAGGTCCTGCGGGTCCTACAGGTGCTACAGGAGCCGATGGTGCTACAGGTCCAACAGGTAATACTGGAGCAACAGGTGCAACAGGTCCTGCGGGAACACAAGGGGCGCAGGGTCCTATAGGTAACACAGGTCCTCAAGGTCCTGCGGGTGCTGACGGTCCTACTGGCCCTCAAGGTCCTCAAGGGTCTGACGCAACTGTTACCACT